CTCAAGAAATCCATTGGCTACCGCATCGGCGTCAACAAGAGGACCGGCTCGATCTACTCCGTGGTCGGTCCTCGTCGTCGCATGTATGCCATGGCGTTCATGGCGTACTACAAACCCAAAAAGACCGTACAAGCGCAGCGGAATGTCATGGTCCGCGTTAATCCCGGCAAGTACACGCACCTTGTTGAGAACGGATTCACGGCCAAGATCTGGGGCACCGGCAAGCGCGTCGTGGTCCAAGGCAGGCCGTTCCTGCAGCGAGCGCTCAACGAAGTCAATCCGCAGATCGAGCCGATCACCGTCGATGCCGTTATGAGGGAGCTGGAGAAATGAGCCTGCTCGGCAAGGTGCTCCGCGACTACCTGTCCGGCCAGACCGGCTACGCGGCCAATTTGCCTGGCGGCATACATCCCGAGCAGGCGCCGCAGGGATCGTCGTTGCCGTTTGCGGTGACGACCGGATCGAGTCGCACGCGGGTGATGCACCTTGACGGCACCCCTGCGGTCAGCACCGAGGTCGTCGATATGACCATAGTGGCCATGACTCGAAGCGTGGCCCAAACGTCGGCCGATTGGATCAAGGCGCGGATCCAAGAGTCTCCGGCGCGGCAGACAATCGGGAACACCATTGTTCACCATTGGAGAATTGAGAACGAGTCGGACGAGTCGCAGGCTTACACCGACGGCTCGGACGAACAGGCACGCCTGACGACGCTCACAATCGTCGGCACTATGGAGGGTGGATAATGCCTAAGGTTTTGGCTGCGGGCGCTAATGCGTCCATTGCGTCGATCACGCTGGTGTCAGGAGTCGAGACCACGGGCGCCTCGAGTTCGTTGGACAATCTGGTGTCTATTGGAAGCAACAGCGCCACGGTCGCCACCAGCGACCAGACCGGACTCGCCGACAGCACCTTGATAAAGTTTCCGGCTCGGATTGATCCAGGCACCGTGCAGTTTGAATTTTTCCTTGACGACACCGCCACGGCTACCAACCAGCTCACGGCGTTACGGACTCGGCTTACTAACAAAATTAAGAGCGTGGTAACTGTGGACTTTATCGGATCGGCGATTGACACGCTGTTTTCGTTCACCGGGTTTATCACGGATGTGACGACGCCGACCATCGCCGCAGGCGACGACACGCTGAAGTACACCGTAACCCTGACGATATCCAGCGCGGCGCTGTAAGGAGCGATTGATGGGACTGAGTAAGGCGGACATCCTGTCCAAGGCCAAAGTGCGGGTAGAACAAGTCGAGGTTCCCGAGTGGGGAGACGCGGTTCACCTGCGCGAGCTGACCGCTGGCGAGCGCGACCTCTACGAGGGAGCCTCGATCGAGGCCAAGGGAATGGCCAAGTGGCGGGATGTCCGAGCCAAGCTGCTGAGCCTGTCGCTGTGCGATGAGCAGGGTGTCAGGTTGTTTGGAGACGCAGATATTCAGCAGCTCAGTTCCCTGCCTGCCGGCATCGCCGATCGTCTTTGGGAAAAAGCGCTGAAGCTGAACCGCATGACCAAAGACGATGTGGATGCTCTGGAAAAAAACTCCGCGAGCGACCGACCCGCCGCTTGATGTTCGCATTAGCCGGACATCTCGGCTGTACGGTCGCCGAGCTAGGTGAGCGGATGAGTGCGAGCGAGCTGGCCGAGTGGATGGCGCTCATGTCAGTTGATCCATGGGGTCAGGTTCGCGGCGACATCCAGGCGGCGACAGCGGCGTGGGCCGCGACGGCACCGTGGGCCAAGGATGTCTCGATGTCGGACTTCCTGCCGCACTACGGCGAGGAGTCCTCGACGAGGGAGATGAGTCCCGAGCAGGCGCGAGCGATTCTGCTGGCTAGTGGTGCGGAGGTCAGGCGTGGCTAGCATCATCCGCACATCACTGGCCATGGCATGGGACGGCATCGAGGCGATTGCCGGACTCACTAAAATGGCTGGCAGTCTCCAGAAGACCGGCCAGCATGTTGATGATCTTGCGATCAAGGAAAAGCGCGCCGCAGCCGAACAAGCCGCGTTCAACAAACAGCTTGAGGGTATGAACGCTCTAGAGCGAAAGCAGGCCATCCTAGCGCGGGAAACGAAGCAGCGCCGCATGTCGATGAGCGCTGAAGCTATTCAGGCCGACATTCGTGCTAAGGAGAAAGCAGCTCAAAAGGAAAAAGCGCTCGACGAATTTAGAAACAAGTCGACCTTCCAGAAGTTGGGCAGCATCGCCGCCGGTGCTGCCGACATCCGTGCCGCCGGCGGCATGGCATTTGGCGTGGCCGGTGGCATCGCCAGCGGAGCGATGCAGTTCGCGCAGCTCGGCGCCGAGCTGGAGTCGATGCAGATCCGCGCGGCGCACCTCGCCGGCAGTTTTTCCAAAGGCACCAAGGCGATCGAGGACATGCGCCAGGCGTCCATGGCGTCAGGTGTCGCTCTCAAGGAAAACATCGCCGCCATGTCCGGCCTGGCCAATGCCGGCATCTCCATGGAGGCGGCGACCAAGACCGTGATGCAGGTGCAGGGTGCGGCCGAGCTACTTGGCGAGCAAGGCGCCGCCACGATTACCAGCTCCATTGCGGGCATTTTTAAGGCCGGCATTGCCGGCGCTGGCGAGCTCGACGCGCTGCAGTCTCAAGGCATCAGAGTCTACGAGTCGCTGGCCAAGGTGCTGGAGCAGACCACTGGCAAGACGCATTCGCTTGAAGAAGCCATGGCGGCGGTGCGGGAAGGTTCCGTAACCAGCGCCGAGGGAATCCGCGCGGTCATGATTGCGACTAACGACAAGGACATGCAGGACGCGGCGGCAAGGTTTGCCGGCTCGTTTGAAGGCCAGGTGCGGCGGCTCAAGACGACCATGGAGGACACCTTCCGCGAAATCTCGAAGATGTTCCTAGACAGCTTTGACATCACCTCGATCGCAGCCGGACTGCGTGGCGCGTTCATAGCGATCAGGGACATCGTTAAGGAAATCTCAGACACATTCATTCCAGTCATTGATCCGAAGGACAAGGCGCAAGGAATACAAAACACATTCAAAAACATACGGGATATTACCTATGACCTGTCTGAGCGTTTTGCCAAACTGGCGCTAGATTTTAAGTTTGCAATTGAGGACGCGGTTGCTTCTTTGGAGCTGATGGCCAAAAAGTTTGAGATCAGCATGCGCGAGGGTGTTTCCGGACAGATGACAGGTAAGACCAAAAGGTTGCAACGAGAGGCTGAAATCAATCAAGAGTTGATCCGTGGCAGGCCGGAAGAGATCGCGACGATACGAGCTGGCCAATCGGCCGCAATCACTGAATTTTTCAACAACATCAAAGCTAATGCTGCCGCTCGTGATGCTGCCAATGCCGCCAATCCCCAACAGAATGTTGCCGACGCATTCAACAAACTAAACAACCAAGTGGGCGAGGCGCAGCTTGCTCTTGAGGCCATGGCTAAGAGCACCAATAAGTTTGCCACCGACACGCTTACGCAGATGCGCACGCCGTTTGAATCGTTTAATCATGAATTGCAAAGCATTTCAAAATCGGCAACAGAAGCCAAGATGGCGTTGATGGGAAGTGCAATCAATCAAAAAGAAATCAACAGGTTTCGCGAGGCGGCCAATCGCAAGACTGGAAAACTTCTTCAAGACCTCATCGCCAACAACATCGGCGGCGAGTCGCAGTTCTCGTCTGCATCTGTGCGCGGCAGCGCCGCCGATGTTGAGATGCGAGTGCGCGCGCAGTACGGCGAGGAGACGATGTCGATCCAGGAGAAGATCCGCATTGCCACCGAGCGCGCGGCGTTCAACAGCGACAAGCAGTTGGCATACTCGGATCAACTGGTCAAGGCATTCGAGAAGGTCAAGGGGCCGCCGGTGGCGGCGATAGGCAAATAACATGGCCTACAAGCTGTTCAAGGAGTCTGAGGCCGGGCGGCGCGCCAGCATCGACCAACGATACCAGCGCACCTATGCTCGAGTTTTTATTATCCGCACCGACTCATCAAGCTACGGTCCCTACTACGCCGGCTCTCACCCATCGCTGCCGGCGATCTGGTCGGCTCATCCCGAGGATGCGCTGGCTCGCTGCACATCGCTAGATGTCCAGCAGGACGCTGGCGATGCGCTCCAATGGCGTGTCACGGCAAACTACGCCTACTATGCGGACCAAACTAGCAATGCCAGCACCGGCGATCCTGCCGTCGACAATCAACAAAAAGGCCAGGATCCGGTTGATCGCGTGCAATCGCCTCTTAGCCGTCCGCGCGACTACCAGATCTCCACGACCAGCTACAAGATCGCCACGGCAACGGCATGCAACACGAGCACCAATGCGTACACTGTGCCAATCGTCAACTCGGCAGGTGATCCATTCCTGCCACCACTGGAGACCGAGCGCGGCGCCGCAACGCTCACCGTTGGACTCAACAGCAGCAGCGAACCATCGAGCGCGTGGATCCAATCGATTGGGTTCGTCAACAGCAGCAGTTACACGATCGGACCTTATGTGATCGCCGCCGGCCTGACCAAGTTGGACAGCGTCTCGGCGCAGCGAGCGTTTGAGAACAATGTTGCTTATTGGCGTTGGAGCCTTGTGTTTTCGTATCGGCCGCTTGGGTGGGCCGTCGTCGTCATGGATGCTGGCAAGCGCGAAAAAAGCGCCATCAGCGGCGAGATGCGAAACATCACCATGAACGGCGTGCCAGTGTCATCGCCTGTGCCGCTCAATGGGAGCGGATTCAAGCTGAGCCGCACGCTGATCGAGGCCGACCCGGTCGGCGCCTACACCTACCTGACCTTCCATGTGTATCCTCGCGTGGCATTCCCGAGTCTGTAATGGCTGGATACCTTGTCAGCGACGAAGACCTCAAGCGCCTGGCGGCGGTGCTGTCCGACTATGAGCGAGGGTTGCTGAATACCAAGACGCTGCCAGAGGAGTTTGCCGGACAGCTCCCTATCGTGCATGTTGTCAGGGTGTCAGGATCTCCGACCAGCGGCACCTATCCCGGCTACCTGCAGGAGTACAACGAGACCACGTCAACCTATACAGATCTTGACAGCATCTTGATCCGCGAGATCAACGGCGCCGCGCTGAATATCAACACGAAGTACATCGGCCGCTACGCCGGCGATGTGGCCACAGGCAGCGTCTATCTAGTCATTGCTACCGGCAGCTCATGCGAAACCCTGACGATTGATTTCATCACCTCGCTGTCCTGCGTTGATGGCGTGATTACGCCTGTGTATTCGACCGTTTGCATACCTTGCGCCTACATCTGCACGACGACCACGACGACAACAACGGCAGCGCCGACAAGCAGCACCACGACCAGCTCAACTTCAAGTACCACGACAGAAGAACCGACTACCACCACGACCACGACTACGACAGAAGAACCGACAACGACTACGACAACGACAACGACAACGACGACAACATGCAATCCTGCAGCTTTTGGCTATGCCACTTGGGTTTGGACAGGTAGTTCCTGGAGCATGACGGGGAATTATTGCGACGAAAGTGCAGTCCCCGTCTCTCCAAATTTTAACGGTACAACGATAGGGCAAACGACATCAACATGCTGCGCGCCGACCTGATTGCTACCACTCAGCCACCTATTGACTGCCAGTGGCTATGGGATGGCATGCAGTGGGTCCCTTATGCGCATGAGGCATGCGAGCCGCCGTGCTGGCCGCCGCTGCGAGATGGCGTCTATTTTGGAGACATGACGACGACTGGCAGGACAACCACGCCTCCACCGAGGAGTCGCGAAAATGCCTGAATACAACCTGTGCGAAACGACATGCGTTTGGATCTGGGACGGTAGTAGCTGGTCAATCCTGTCTAGCGATTGCACGGCGCCGTGCGAATGCTCGTACATGCCTCCAACGCCGGGTGAATTTATTGGCCAGGAGGTTCTAACTTGGTGCATCGACTCGACGCCGACTAGCACGACGACAACCGAGGAGCCAGTAAGTAGCACGACCACTACTACCACGACTACCACGACTACCACGACTACCACGACTGCGGCGCCATGCCAAGGAATTTGTCAGTACCAGTGGTCAAGTGCGCTTAACCAATGGTTTATTGAGTTTTCAGGATGCGTTGGCGAAGGCTGTGGATGTCCTCCACCTCCTGAGACACCGGGGGCAGTCAACGGCGAGACATGGGCTGACTACTGCATACCCGGTGGCACGACCACGACAACTACGACGACATCGACATCCAGTAGCTCGACCTCGACAAGCTCCAGCTCGACTACCACGACATCCACCTCGACAAGCACTACCTCGACCAGCTCCAGTTCGACATCAAGCACTACGACGACCACAACAACCGCCGCGCCATGCACCGGCGGATGCACTTGGCGCTGGTCCGCCGCTGGATCCGCATGGCTAAAATACGGTCCAGGCAACTGCTCAGATGGTTGCTCATGCCAAGCGCCAACGACGCCGGGAACAGTAGATGGCGAATACCAGACGGTAAACTGTGCACGACTGACATGTCAGGCGTGCTGCGGAAATAATGATTGCTGTCCAATAATTTGCTGCGGCGAAACAATTCCTGCAGTCCTTTATGTAACATTTAACATGGCTGGTTTATTTAATTGCATGGACGGAGTGTCCGTGCAAATCAATTTTGTTTCAAGGACCAACACAGTTCCAACTCTCTACAGTTACGCCAGCACTGGTTCTGTAAATTTTAACGGACTAAAATATCAAAAAGTCACCCCGTGCAACGGCCTGACATACTATCGGCTCGGTAACTGTTTTGGCGCCGCACAATACGATTGCGACAACGATTTGTATGTCCATGTCGGATTAAACATTGAATGCGGAGAAGGCGGCGGAACTATTTTGGGCGCTTTTATTTCGTGGATAGTTCAAGGCAAAGACATCTTTACACCATGCACATTTGTTGCGCGACAGGCAAACGGTTATCCAGTAAATTTTTCATGTCCTGTTTTGCCAATCAATTACACCATAGATTTTCCTAGTTATTTTGACAACTGCGAGTTAAGTGGATCAAATCCTAATGCGGGTATTGTTTATGGAAATCAAGCCGATGGCGCATTCACGCTGAGCCTGACCGAATGAAACCCTGCCGCCACGACCCACCGCATGCAACATGCCGGCTGTGCTGGCTGTACGAACACGACGCACGCTACCGATCCATGTGGGGTGGTGATCCTGCAACCTTGACGCCAGCGACCGCTCCGGCGCCGGCTCCTTCTCAAATCACCGAGGAACAAAAGGCGCAGTTAGAGAAGATCAAAACCGTCATCAGGAACCCATGCGTCCACCTAGGCATGGCGCTTGAAGACAAACCTTCCTGTGGCTGCGGCGGCGGCGCTGCGCTGCTGCGTCAGTGCAGCGTCTACGGGCAGTGCCGGCCGTATGCTCCACGGCAGACTGAAATCCGCCAATGCGTTGGATGCGACAGTTACGAGGCTAAATGAAATTAACCATCGGCATGGCCAACTACGGCGACGCTCAGGGTGCATGGTGGACCCTCTCGTCGTTGCGGCTGCATCATGTGCCGCTGTCAGACACCGAGGTCGAGCTACTGGTCATCGACGACATGCCGACGGCCAACCAGGATCTTGCTATTGCGTGCGGTCACGCCAAGGCTCGCTACATCCACGCATCAAAGAACCAAGGTCCGGCGCA